TAATAATTATCATGGGGCAAATCCCCCCGACGTTTCGAGGGACTCCATCAGAACTGGCGGAGGCCATCGTGCGTCGGATGAAAATCGTTTCACCCACGGGATCGAACTTTATTTTCATTGGCGACACCGAACCCACATCGAACGTGGGGCCGTGGTTGCGAAACGGAACGCAATGGTGGGTCTTCGATATAGATTTGAAACGGTATGTGCCGCTGGATATTTCTGCGTCGGAACAACAGTGGTTTCAAACCGGCACTTCCACGCCGTTGACGGCTGATCCTCCGGTATGGCTGCGAACCACTCACGATCCTACGGAATCTGACCCGAGTGTTGGTAATCCGATTAGCTGGCACGTCTACAACGGCACCGCGTGGATTCCATTTTCGGGAATTGATCTGTCCGGCCCCACATCGAGTCGTCCAACCGCCCCGGTTGAGTTTCAAAAATATTACGATACGACGATCTCGGCGCTGATATGGTGGGAGCGTAATTTGTGGCGGACGGTCTCCGGCGTGCCCGGCGATATTAAACAGGTGGCCTATACGGTGTTGACGGAAGCGCTGACCGCAAATCCGGGATGGTCGGTTTTTGGCGGAGCAAACCAAAATGTGCGGGGCCGTTGGCTGGTGCAAGCCACAAAAGATTCTGGCGGAACGCCGGAAACAGTCCTAACGACGGCGGCGGGAGTCGCTCCGCATGCGGCGTTTGAAACCTTTGGAGAGACGGTGGATGTCGTCACGGCTCCCCCCGATGGTGGAGTTTTTCACCCGCCCGGTATTGCTTTATGGACACTCCAAAAAGACTGACCGGTTCGGCATATATGCGGGCCTACCGCGCTCGAAAGATTGCGAGCGAAGGAGATTCGTTCCTTGAAAAGGAACGTCGTTGGAAACGTAATTGGGCCGACAGAAATAAAAAATACATGCGCGACTATCAATATAAATGGTGGCGCAAACGGCTCCCGCAGGAGAAAAAAGAAAACTGTGAGAGGGTTAAGGAATATTACCGGCAAAACACAAAAGCCGTCAATCGAAGGGGTTCAAAACGACGAATGGAAAAATATAAGTCGAATCCGCAGTTTCGGCTGTCGGAAAACCTGCGCGCACGAACAATTTTAGCTCTTAAAGGAGAGATCAAGTCGGGTAAGACTATAGAACTTTTGGGATGTTCGTGGTTGGAACTTCGCGCGCATATTGAAAAACAATTCGGAACCGGCATGACGTGGGAAAACTATGGGGCGTGGCATGTAGACCATATTCGTCCTTGCGCGTCTTTTGATTTGTCTAAGGAAAGCGAACAGCGGATGTGCTTCCATTTTACTAATTTACAGCCTCTATGGGCGCAAGACAACTTGTCAAAAGGCAAGAAAATGTCCACTAATTACTGTATAGGACTAATTTAATATGTGGGGCGAATTATTCGGAGCAGTGGGGTCGATTATCGGCGGAGCAATGCAGGCCGATGCGATTGAAGACGCCACAAAAGCGCAAATCAAGGCGATTGAAAAACAGCAGAAGTTTGTTTTCGATCAGCTTGACCCCGCAGTAATCGGGCGCAAAGCCCGGCTCGCCGACATTGAGCGAACCAAAGAACGTTTACGCCTTCAGGGGGTGGTCGATCCGTTGCTACTTCAACAGCGGTATGATGCCCAAAAAGCCATTTCAGATAGACTCGCGGGACTGTCCGGGGATGCCTCTGACCAAGTCGCGTCTGTGGCCGCAGAAGAAGCCATTCGTGGCGTTCCCGGCCTAAACGACCTCAAGGCAAAGTTGATTGACTCTGCGATGGCGGAATTGAACGCCGGAGCGACGCTACCGCCAGACGTGCAAGCGGAGTTGGTGCAGGCGGGACTCGAACGCACCGGGCAGATGAGCGGTTCGGCCACGGCGGGGGGTCCGGGTGGAAATATTTTACGAGAATTGATCGGGACCGCCGCCCTCCAACTCAAAGCTGACCGGCAAGGCCGGGCAACGGCTCTGGCGCAAGCCGCGCAGGACATGGATGCGAAGCGTCAAGCAATTCTTGGTAGTCTCTTTCCCAGTCTTGCGGCTACGTCATTAAACAAACTCAAAGCCACTCAAGGAATCCTTGAACAATCAAATCAAATGGTGCCGGAATCGGGGTTGGGCGGAACCGACATCGCCAATCTTTGGCTCGCGCGCGTGGGCGCAACAAATCAACTCGCGCAAAGCGCGGCAGATATTGCCGCGCGGGGAACGATGGGACAAGCGGCGGGTTATGGTCAAATGATTGGTGGGGCCGGATCGGCGGCTGGAAATCTTTTGAATATTCTTATGAATAACTCAAACACTCGAAAAACACAGGCCGACCAAGCCTACAGTAACTTTTTGGCAGACGTAGGATTTTAAATGGCAGGTTGGACCGCAGCAACTTTAGCACCGCAAGCCACAAAAGGCGGGGTAACTCGGCAGGCTTTTTCCGTGCCGCAACCGGTTACAAGCCGGGGGTCTCTCGTGGCCCCGGCTGTAGCAACGCCCGCCACCACGCCGAGTAATGTTCCGGCTTTTTTACAAGGCGGCGCAGGAGCGAATGATAACATCATGGAATTGATCTCCGAGATTTTGGGGTTGACTCAGCCAAAAACTGATCCCGAACTCGTCAAAGCCCAAACGATTCTTGCGCAACAGCAAGCGATGCAGACGGCACGAGAAAACCAAGTCGCTCGCGAACAAGAGGTTCAGCAAGCGGGTATGGACTATCTTCGTAGCCAAATGAAAGATGCGGCTAAATATACGACCGGAAGCGTGGGTAATATTTTGATGCAGCGATATTCAGATCGGGCAAAGACATTACAAAACGAAGGAACTTTGAATTGGTTGAACATGCCCGCGTCTAGCTATTCCGTGCCCCGCCGCAGTGGTTGGACTGGACCGGCCATGCCCGGCACTTGGGGTTTATAATCTATGGCGATTCAAAACGCACCTCAAAATCCATTAGGAAGAATCGACCCCCGGTCGTTGATTGGGCTGGCCGATCCGGCAGTTACGCCGTCCGCCGTTGAGGCGTTATCCGATTCGGTTCGTAAAGGTTTTATCACGGCGGAAGATATAAAAGCACGAGTCGAACAGAACCCGGCCCAACAAGAGAAAATAAAATTAGACACGATGCTGGCCAAAGAAGCGCAAACCCCGGAAGCGCAGGCGGCTCGTAAAAGTAAAGTAAATCTCGCACCGTTGGAACAGACCGCCCGCGAATCGGAACTGAAAGCAGCAATTTTAGACGCTCAACTTAAAGGTTCGGGCGTGCTGGAAATGCAGAATGCTTTGACTAAGGCCGGATGGCCGGTGGCGATAGACCCGAACAAAGGAATGACCGATTCCGACCAAGCCGAGATTACTCGTCGATTCGGCGTGCTGTTGAACTTCACCACGGAAAAAGCAAAAGCGGAAGTGCTGGACAAAGAGACGGAGGTTAAAAACCCGGATATTGAGATCACCGATGCGCAAGGAGCAACAATTAAAGGACCGAGCAACATTCCGCGAATTACCAATCGGGGTCAGAACGTTCCGGTGGAAAAGTTTAAACAACTTCAGCAATACAAGACTTTACTTCAGGGAATGACTCCTGCGGGATTCGATGCTTTGGGCCAACCCAAAGCCCCGGAACTTTTCGGAGAAGCCGGGCAAGTCCAACCCGCCACACCTATACAAGTGTTACCCAAAGAGCAGGCGGCGCAGGCGCGCGCACAGCTTTTCAATGAGGGGAATACCAACGCGGCGTCGTTAAGTGATGAACAGGTCTCTCAACTCGTGCAATCTAAACAGTCCGGCACGCCAGTTGTAGATATTCCCGAAGCCGGACAGCCGTTTGAAAGCATCGGTATGGTTACGGGCATAAAAGCTGCGCCGGATAAACCGGAGAAGCCCTACACGGAAGTGCAGGGACGTGCGCTGATCGCCCTGAACCGCGCAGCGGCGACTAACAAAATTTTACAAGGTCTGGAGGCCGATCCTAATTTTGACCCAACTTCAATTACCTCTCAAGCGCGGATGGCCGCGTATCGGGCAGGCACTACCGGGCAACTAG